CGTCGATCACGCCGGCCGGCCCGCTGAGCGCTAGACCGACGCAACGATCACCGCGGAGCGATCCGCCGTCACTCGCCGCCAGGATCGACGACGTGCCATCGACCAGGCCGCCGCCCGCCGCAACGACCACAGAACCCGCAGAAAACGGCCCGACTTGCGGACCTCCGCCGCCGGCGTCCCATACGCACAACAGCCCATTAGGCAACGCGACGGCAGCCGGACCGACCGAGGCGTTGATCGGGCCAGCGGCCGCGAACCCTACACCGCCGAAGATCAACGAGTTAATCGCCAGCGCCATTTGCGCGTTGTCCGCCTTGTTCAACGTCAGCCCGGCGGCGACGATCACGCCGGCGATCTCTTCCTGGACCGAGTTGGCCCAATCGCTAGTTAAAACGGTGGCTTGTGCCTTGGTCGCCGCTTTCGCGAAAAAACCCACGGTCGGGCCAACGGGCGACGCCGCCGGGAACACTGCGACCGCGTTAGTACTGTCGATTCGATGCACGTCGATCCCCTCTCATGTAGGTAGCGAAACCTCGTTCGCTCTGAGCCCGTCGATCGCTTGCACGACGGAATAACTAGGCGCGATCCGCTCGAGTAGGCAAAGCAAGCCGTCCCAACCCGGCGGCGGCGTCGTCAAGCGCCAGACGTACCAATAAAACGACCATTCCTCGTCGTACAATCGTTCGTCGGCCGTCGACACGTCGGGCATAAATAGCGCCGTTTGCTGGTACTCGATCCCGTCGTATCCGGCCGCCGTCGCGATCTCTAGTAGGAGCGCCAATTGTGTACCGCCGCGCGCGATAAACCGCGCAAAAGCGGCCGCCTGGCGGTCCGTGACCGTTGTCGGCGGCGATGGGTTGCACGGATCCGGCAACCCTAACACGCGCTCCCAACCGCCCAACATATCTATAGCGGTCCGGGGATCGCTCTCGGCAATGAGATCGACGAGCCGCGCGTGTATCCGCGACAATTCGGCCGCCAACCCGTCGAGCGTTAGTGATAGGCCGGAGGCCGGATCGGTGACGGCCCAGGCGCGCCCGCGCGGCAACAACCGCGCCAACATATCGGCGTAATCCGCCGCCGATAGCGGATCAAACATAGACGACGGTCCCCAATACAGGGAACGAATCGGCGCCGATCGCGACGTCGGCCGGCGGCGCCCCGTCGATCTCGGTCAGCACGTGCGACACCTCGCCGGGCGCCGCGTCGATCGCGCCTATGATTTGGGACACTTTGAGAGATCCGCCGGGTTGTCCGCGCTGCAAAAACAGCGCCTTGACGCTGCCTTCGACGGACGCGCGGATCGCCGGTGTGTCGGGTGTAAGATCTGTGATCTCGAGATCGACCGGCTGTCCGGCCAACAAACGGACGTCGATCCGTCCGTCGGGTTGCGCGTCCGGCCCGGTGATCGGCTTCGAGATCGGCACTGGCGCCGCGGCGTCTTCGAAATTGTTGGCCAGCGTGCCGGCGATATAGTCTAGCGCCGTTTGGACCTGTCCGGGCGACGGCAGCGCGTTGGCCGGATCTCCGTCGCCTGGCTCCACCAAAAAACGCACCGTCACGGCGCCGATAAACGGCTCTCCGCCGCTAACGTAGACGCTCCGCACGTTGGCGACGGCCTCCCGCGTCCATTGGCGGAAATCTGCGTCGCTCCCGCCTTGCGGCGGATCCGCCATCCGAGCCAACACGCGTTGTCGTAGCGCCTCGAGACTCTCGACGTCGACGCCGCCGGTAATACCGCCGACCGCGACGACGGCGTCGGAATCAATCCCGGCCAGCGGAACCGACAGCACCAGCGGTGAGCCCGCGACGGCGTCGCCTATTGTGCCAGGCTCGACCGCCTCGACGATCACGACACCGACACCGGCCGCGATGGTCGCGCCGGTCGTCACGACGTACTCGATCCCGTCATTTCGAACGAGGCCGTCGCCGGCCGCGATGGTCGACCCGTCGACGCCGGAGACGTCCACCGATCCCACCGATCGCGCCGGCGTTACGTCCGCCAGGCCGAACATCGCTTGCCAACGGGCCACGCCCGCCGCGCTGGCGCAATCCGGGAGCGTCTCCCGGGCTACCTCTCCGCCGAACGCGTAGACGAGCCAGGCGGCCCCACTAACCCCCAACGACAACGCGTTGAGCGCCGTCCGGCGTAACTGAGAATCGGCGCCGGGGATCGCGCTGTCGATGTCGGCTTGAACGCGATCAACGATCGCGTTCAATGTCGGGATCGTAAATCCGGTGTCAGCCATAGGTTAGCGCGCTCCATAGATCATCGAACCGCAAAATAACAGGATCCGCGGTCCGATCCCGAACGAGTACGATCTCGGCCGCGATCCCGTCGGGGCGCCCTTCCGGCGTCGTCGTTCGCGTCGTCGTCACCTCGAACGACGTGACAACACCATCGGCCAACAGCCACGCCAGCGCCTCACGGATATACCCGTCGGCGATCTCCGGCGTCGCGACCGTCACCGCGTCGAGGCGCCTAGCCTCGCCGCTCGCCAGCTTCGCGCGATCCAACAACCACAGACGAGATCCCCACTGATCGCCCTCGTTGCGCGGATAACTGTCGCCCCACCAACCGCGGCGATCGGTCTCATCGGTCGGGAGCTCGTATGTTTCGACGCGGCGATCGGTGTACAACGACAACAAAACAACGGCTAACAGGCCGTCGGAGCTATCTCCCGACCATTCGGCGCCGGGCGGAAACACCGACGCGCCGGCGGCATAACCGCCGAAAAACTCGAACGAGCGGATCCGGCTCGGTGGCGTTAACGGCGTCGACATGGGCGGATCCTATCGCTAATCGACCGCAACAACAACGCCGGAGCCCGCCGAGATCGCGCCGGCGGCCGTCGTCGGCGCGGTCGGTACGGTCACCGGAGCGCCGGCGCTCAACGCCGTGATCGCCGCAACGACGGCCGCGAAAAACGCGAACAGAGCCGGATCGGTGCTCCCGTCGAGTGTGACCGGATCGGTAACCCGCGCGACGCCTAACACCGCGCCCGTACCGAGCCGGATTTGTGGGCCGTCGATCTCGACACCATCGCGGCGTAGCGCGACGAAATGTCCGTCAACATCCCACAGCGCGACGTCTCCGGCGCTAGGCAATTTCGGGCGAGCGTCGCGCTTGGCCGTCGCGATGATGATCTGGTGATCCCCGGACGCGCCGATCCGAATCAACACCGCCTCCGATCCCAACGGCGGCGACGAGCTCAGGCCGTATTGCTGGAACAATTCGACGCGATCTTGGACCTCGCCGCTCAACACGTCGATCTGAACCTCGCCTTGTTTTGGCGCGTCGGAATACCGGCGCACAACGGCGCGGCGGATCGCGTTGTTTAGCCGCTGGTGTAGCGGGCGCAAACCCCTGGAAACGGCCTCCTCAGAGTCGGTATAGAGCGTCATCCGATCGGCCTCCAAGCGCCGATCCCGCGGCGCGGGTTGTCGGGGAGCGCGGTATAATATCCCGTCTCCGGCGCCAGCGTTAGATCTGCGACCTGCTCTTGGTTGGACAGCGACAACGCCACGTTGAGCAACAACAAATCCGAATCGACACGAAGGAAGGGATCGATCAATCGGATCAACGTCCCGGGCTCGTATAGTTGATCCTGATCGTCATACCACCCGCGGACCCGCACATTGATCAACGTCGAGCGTCCCCAGCGTTGCGCCGCCTCCCATTGCGCGCGGGCCAGCGCGCGGCGTCTGTTAGCGCCGCTATCGGTAGACAGCACCAACACACGCGGGCGGCCGCCGAACGCCGCCGCGTCGGACGCTAACGCCTCGATCCCCGTGACCGCGGCGCCGAAATCTTGATCGTCGCCAGACGTCTGGCTCTTTATGCGGTACTCGTTAAAAACCTTGGACAAATCAAACGATCCCTGAGCGCTCAATATGTTTCGGCCGCGCTCGAGCTCGGTGCCAATCGCCAACGGGAACGATCCGGGAGCGCCAAGGCGCAACACCAACGCGCCCGCGGCGTCGTCGTAGATCAACAACGACCGCAACCGCGCGGCCCGCTCGATAGCCTCGAAAACGGTTTCGCCGGCCTCGGCGACAAACCGCGCGACGGGCTCCCCGGTGTCCATCCCAGGCGGGAGATCTACCCGTACGGCGACGCCATACGGCGCGCACAACTTCGCGGCGATTTGTTCGATCCGTAGATCGTTGAACCTCCGCGGACCTATCACTGAGCAGTCCACGATCTGGCCCGTGCTACTCCGGCCCGAAACGCCGATCGACGCGGTGTTGGCTTCGTAACTAGGCGCGATCGCGTCGACGTAGCCCGTAACGACGGGCGTCCCGTCGATCTGTAGATCGAACGCGTCGCCCGGATGGAAATTGACCGGCGACGCGCCCGGCGGCGCGCCGGTCTGCGTCGCAGTGAACACAAACGAGCGGGCCGCCGTCTCGATACCGTACGATATATTAACGTCGGTCCAATCGCGATACGTTGCGCCGTCGACGCGTAGCGATACGACACCGGGCGGACTCATTCGGTTAACACCGTGTATTGACCCGGCGCCACAAATCCGCCGTGGACAATCCCGTTGCGCGTCATGATCTCCGAGGCGCGGCCGGCGTCGCCGTATAGCGTCCAGGCCAGCTGTAACGCGGTCGTCGTCGTCCTAACCTCGACCGTCCGCAAACGCGCCAGCGACGACGCCTTGTTCGTTAGATCGGCGGCCGTCGCGGTCCGCGTATCTACCAGCGCCTCATATTCGGCCAGCGTGACAACCAACCCCTCGTCGAGTCGGATCCGATCGTCTATCAGATCACGCAACGCGATCGCGTCGTCATACACACCGAACGAGGCCGCGATGGCCTGGCCTGCTAACTCGACCAGCGCCACCCGTTGGACGAGGTCAACCAACGCGTCGGCGTTGATCGCTATCTGCGCCTCACTGGGATCGCTCGGCGGTGTGACGTCGAACGTTAACGACGCCGGCCGGTTTGCCGTGAGCGCGCGCAACGCGCCGAGATCTCCAATAGACACGATCACCGCGACGAGATCCGCCGCGAGATCCGCCGGCGCCTGGATCAGCGCAAGAGCGTCCGTCTCGATCGCGTCCAACCCGTTACCGACCGCGTCGACGTCAGAGATCGCGCCGGCGATCGGGCTCACTAGCGCCGACCGGATCGCGGCCACCCGCCCCGACAAATCGACCAGCGCCCGATCCGACACCGTCCCCGGTTGTTGCTGCACACCGAAGCGCTCGACAAAGTGCGCGGCGGCCGCCTTTTTTGTCGCCGCCGAGGCCGTCGCGACAGCGTCGTCGGCGCCCACAAAAATTGTCAAACCCGTGAGACCGGGATCTTCAACGAACGACAGCGTGAACGACGCCAGCCCTTGATCTGCAAGCGTCTCGGTCTCGGTGTACGATCGGCACAACGCGCGGATCGATCCCCACCGGGGATGGACGAGCTCGCCCACGCCGGCCTCGAGCGCGGTGATTAGTTGTTGGGCCTGATCGTGATAGTCGGATCCAATCACGAACGCCTCGAGCTCGAAGCGGTTAATCGTCCGGCCTAGATCCTGGGGACTAGGGAGATCCCGTTGTGGATACTCGTGATCCGCGCCGCGCTTGCCGCCGGTCCGACTATGGCCGCGCACGCGGAACGGGACGCCTCGAAAACTGGCGGGCAACAAATCGAGCAACCACGATGGATCGGCCATTAACCCGCCCCCGCCTTACGTTTGCCCACCGGCGCCGTCTTGATCGGAACCGCCGGGTTAACAGCCTTCGCCTTGGTCTCCGTCTTTGTCAGCTCCCCGGGCCCCTTGATCGTGATCTCGTGCTTCGACTCGATCACGCCACCTACCGCGCCGGCGGTTAGTCCGCCTAGCTTAGCCGTAGCCGGAGATCTG